CCACCGTGCAGCTCATCATCTGGATGGGCAACATGACGGCGTCCAACCGCGAGCTGCAAGGCGTCATCTTCCAGACCTGATGGTCTTCAATCGGGCTGGCCTTCGGGTCAGCCCAACAGACCTAAGGAGGGTCTGAATTATGGCTGCGTCTACTACGGTCTTTGCGACCACCCCCAGCCTCGGGCTTGTTCTCAGCTCGAAGGCTTCCACCCCCGCCGTCGCCATTCTGACCCGCGTGAGCGGCAACGATGGCCACGAGTATCTGTACGTCAAGGCATCCGAGGCCATCGGCTCGATCACGACCTGCATCATCGGCGCTGCGGGGTCCGCCTCGACGGACTCCGGTTCTGCCGGCTGGACTGCCAATGTCGCCGGTGGCGCTGCGGCGGGCCAGCACTTCTTCGTCAAGCGTACTACCCTGGCCTAGTTCAGGCCCGGTGGATTTGGGAAGGGCGGCGTCTTCGGGCGTCGCCCTTTTCCATGCGCCTAGCGCGTCACTGAGAACGCCCCATCCGGGCCGATACTGATGGCTCAACATGCGCTTGGGGAAGTAGCATCATGACGGCAAACAGCCAATTCGACACTAAAGGGCCCTGGGTCACCTTTGCGGGGCCTGACCAATTCGTATGGGTGGACCCGTGGGCAGCCTTACAACGCGAGCGCGCGTCATCGCAGTACATTGGTTGGGCGATGACCAACGCAGTGAACGACCCGATCTACATGCAGTCTGTCAATGCAGCGCAGAGGCAATATCAGGCCCCCGTCACCAGCTATGGATACAATGAGCAAGCGCCGCACGTGCCCATTGTGGAGATCCGACACGAGGTATCCGATTCTCCGGCGCCATCAACCGCTGGTCTTCTTCTAATAGCCCTCATCTTCATCCCGCTTTTCGTGGTTGTCGTCATGGGAGCCGTTGGATGAGCGTCCCATTCGATCCCGAAGCCCTAGTCGATGAGGTTGCCTTCGCGGTCTTCGTTGGCTCCGGCGAGGACGAGACCGCCGAGGCGTTCGCGGCTCTGGATGACTACACCCTCCAGGCCTTCCGAGACGCAGCCCGTACCGCCATCCGCACCTTCACCGAGGCCGCCACGCGGCTAGGCATCCGGTTCGTCCCCGAGGGCACGATCATGGTCCCAAAGACGGAGGAAGAGGCTGCGCTGATGGCGGGCGTCGCCAAGCAGTTCATGGAGGCCCAAAAGCGCAAGCCGAAGCTGTTGGGCTCTCCGGGGTTGGTTATCCCGGGGAGGGCGCATTGATGGGCGGATCAATCTCCCAAGCCGCTCGCGCCGACATCGAAGCGGCTATCGCGCGCCAAGCGATGCAGCGGGTCAATTTCGTCTGCGTCAACGTCGGCCCCGCTTACCCCATGGCCTATGTCGAAATCCTCCGCGACATGGTCCTGCGCAACGCCTCCAACATGGAGGCCCCCTGCGCTTGGTTCTGCCTGACGGATCGCCCCGACGAACTCCCCGAGGGCGTCAACGCCATCCCCGCTCCGGCTGATCTTCCCGGCTGGTGGGCGAAAGTGGCGCTGTTCTCGCCCGACATGCCGTGGGGGCGAGGCGACAGGATCGTCTACTTCGATCTCGACGTGGCGATAACCGGGCGTCTGGAAGACCTTGTCGAGCGCAAGGGCATCATCCGCGACTGGGGATGGCCCTGCTACAATTCGTCGGTCATGGTCTGGGACCACGGCGAACACTCCGAGGTCTGGGACCTATTCGACCCGACCATCCCGACCCGCTCGCCCGGCCCGCTGATCTCCGAGGCCCTGCTTCCCAAGGGCCAGATCAACGGCGGCGATCAGGAGTGGATCACCGAGCTTGGGGGATGGACCCCGTTCCCTGCCGACTGGTGCGTCTCCTACCGGATGCACGCCGAGGCCTGGCCTCCGAATGGCTCCAAGGTGGTGGTCTTCCACGGCCAGCCCAAGCCTGCGGATATCTCAGAGGGATGGGTTCCGAACGTCTGGAAGGTCGGGGGCTACACGTCGCTTCCGGAGATGAAGGGCGCCAACACCAGCCAAGACTTCCGGTTGGCGAATGTCCGGTCATCGGTCCAGCGCGATCTGGAGTGGTTCACGGGCTTCAAGGATGAAGGCAAGTCCATCGCCATCGTCTGCGGCGCGCCTTCCATGCGCGACTGCCTGTCGGACATCAGGGCGCAGCGCCGGCGCGGCGTCCGGATCGTCAGCGTCAATAACGCTTGGCGCTTCCTGACAGAGAACGGGGTCAAGCCCGACGTCCAGGTCATGCTGGACGCCCGCGCCGAGAACGTGGAATTCGTCAGGGACGCGCCTGAGGGCGTCCGCTACTGCATCGCCAGTCAATGCCATCCCGACGTCTTTGATGCGCTGAAGGACCGCGAGGTCGTGCTTTGGCACAACGCCGTGGGCGACGGCGAAGAGATGCGCGAGATCCTTGAGCCCTGGTGGGGTGAGGGTCCGAACCAAAAGCCATGCATTCTGGTCCCTGGCGGATCTACCGTGGGCCTCCGCGCCCTGTGGCTGGCGCACTTCTCCGGCTTCAAGACGATCCACGTCTACGGCATGGACTCCAGCTACGCTGACGATGGTTCCCACCACGCCTATGCCCAACCGCTAAACGACGGCGAGGAAATCCTGGAGGCGGCGCTGGGGGAAAAGCGTTACGCCTGCGCCAAGTGGATGCTCCGGCAGGCTGCGGAATTCCGAACAACGTGGTTCGACCTGAAGGCCGAGGGCGTGACCATCCACGTCCATGGAACCGGCCTGGTTCCCGACATCGCGCGGCTGCTGCGCCAAGAGGCGAGGGCGGCCTGATGGTTGATGACGGCTACTGTGCGCGGCAGCCCCTCCTGGCGAATATCAACGGCCTCTGGTGGCCGGCTGACGACCGCGACGCCCGCCCGATCATCACCCATGACTGCGATCCGGCCATCAAGGCCATTTTGCCGCATATTCGGGGCCGCGACTGCATCGTCCAAGCCGGGGCCAATGTCGGAACGTACCCGCTCGCCCTGGCTGATCACTTCGCCTCCGTCGTCACCTGCGAACCCGACCCGACCAACTACATGTGTCTGGGGCGCAATCTGACGGCCCGTGACAGCCTCAACCGCGTTTCGGCGACCTACGGCGCATTTGGCGAGGAAGAAGGCGTCTGTGCGCCTCTGGTGGTCCACCCCGGCAACTGCGGCGCCCATCGGGTGAACTTCGACACGGGCGTAACGCCGGTCATCACCATCGATAGCCTCGACCTCGCCGCGTGCGACGCGATTTGGTTGGACGTGGAGGGGGCCGAACTCCCCGCGCTGAAGGGCGCTCGCCAGACCATCGAACGCTTCAGCCCGACGATAGCCGTCGAGGACAAGGGCCTTCACCGAGCCTTCGGAATTGAGGACGGGGCGCTTCAGGCGTGGCTTGAGGCGCTCGGATACACGCAAACAGGCCGCATCGGTCAAGACAAGGTCTTTCAGAAATGAGCTTCTCCGACTTCACGCCCGACTTCACGCCCCCGACGCCAGGCCAGCACGCCGACAACGTCATCCCGCGCTTCTACCTGAAGCCCGAGAAAAGCATCTTCAAGTCCGAGCGCGAAGGCAAACCCGTCTTCGAGGACCGCGAGATGGTGGAAATCCGCGTTCCTGGCGACCGCAAGACGGAGGTTCACTCCTACGTCAAGGAGGAGCACAAGCGCCGCTGGCCGCAGTATTACGCCGCCTTCAAGGCCCAGCAAGAGGCCCCGACTGAGGGAACGCCCCTGGCGGAATGGCCCAAGGTGACGCGCTCCCAGGTCGAGGAACTCGGGTTCTTCCACATCAAGACCGTGGAGCAGCTTGCCAACCTCAGCGACGATCAGCTTTCCAAGTGCCTGCCGATGGGCGGTTTCCCCCTGCGCGACGCGGCAAAACGGATGCTGGAGCAAGCCGCCGGCTCAGCTCCCGCCGAAAAGCTTGCGGCTGAGAACAGCGAGCTTCGTGGGACTATGGACGCCATGAAGGCTCAGATGGACGCCATGCGAGAGCAGATGGACAAGATGGTCGCGGCCACGGCCAATGCGGCGCCCTTGGCGCTTACGAATGCGGAGCCTGCGCCCATCGTCGCCCCCTCCCTGTCCGATCAACTGGGGCCGAGCGAATGACCGCCCTTGAGCGCAACGTCATCCCCTCGCGCGGCGCCCGGTTCTTCCGGGAGAATGGGGAGATCCTGTTCGAGTTCGTCATCGACCCGACGAACATCATCGGTCCCCGCAAGGCCAAGGAACGCGACTCCATCGACCATGCCGAAGCGTGGGGCCTGTTCCTGAAGACGGTCGCCGATGAGCCTCCGATTGAGCCTGTTTGCGTCGAGACCGAGCCGAAACCTGAGCCCTTCAACGGCGCGGACCCCGCCAAGTTTGACCACGACGGCGACGGGCAGCCTGGAGGTTCCAAGTCTGCGCGTAAGGCCCGTGGCCCCTACAAGTCCCGGAAAGCCCGCTAGATGACCGTTCTGTCGATTGTCCAGGCAACCATGGGCCGTCTTTCCCTGACGCGCCCAACCGTCGTTGTGACCTCGACAGACCAGCAAGTCATTCAGATGTTTGAGCTTCTTAAGGAGGAGGCTAAGGCTCTCACGGGTCGTGCGGTCTGGCAGTCCATGACGAAGCAAGAGACCTTCGTCACCACGGCGACCGAAGTGCAGACGAACATGCCGATCCCGGCGGATCTCGACCGCTTCATCCCTGACACCTTCTTCAACCGCACTCAGCAACGCTACATGATCGGCCCGGTGACGCCGCAGGAATGGCAGGCGCTCCAAGCTCAACCTTCTCTCGGGTTCGTCTATCTCGCGTTCCGGGAGCGGGAAGGGCAGTTCATCGTCAACCCGGTTCCCCCGGCTGGCGACACCATCGCCTATGAGTACGTCTCCAGCTACTACGCCAAGAGCAGCGCCGACGTCGCGAAAGAGGAATTCACCTCGGACGACGACACGTCGTATCTGGATGAGGAACTGCTGAAACTTGGCCTCCGTTGGCGCTGGAAGCAGGCCAAGGGTCTCGAATACGGCCAGGACTATGACACCTATGAGCGCGAGGTGGAGATGCGCGCCGGGAACGACGGTGGAACCCGCGCGCTCGATATCTCCGGCTTGGATCGCTACCGCTTCCCCGGTCGCCCGAACATTCCCCAGGGCAATTGGGGGCTCTAGGTGTGGCCTTCGTAATCCAGACGATCCAGAACCTCGAAAACTTCCGTAAGCAACTCAACGCCATCCTTGCGGCCATCTTCTCAACGGCCAATTCCTGGACGCAGGCGCAGACCTTTCCGGCTGCCGGAATCGTCATTGGGACCGTCAAGGATATGAGTGGCACGGGAAGCCCTGAGGGAGAGGTTGAGGCCCCGGTCGGCTCCACGTTCCGCCGTACCGATGGCGGCACAAGCACGGTCTTCTACGTCAAGGAAACCGGCGCCGCGACAAACACGGGCTGGGTGGCCAAATGAGAAAAGCCGTCTATCAAAACCCTGGCCGTCGCCAGGTTTCCATCGCGCGCTCCATCTCCGCGCCTGTGGGGGGGTGGGATACGGAATCGGCCTTGGCGAACATGCCCAAGACAAATGCCGTGATCCTGGACAACTGGATTCCGCGCGGCGGCTATATCGAGATGCGCCGGGGCTATATCGAGCAATGCACTGGGACCGCAGATGCGGTTGAGACCCTTGTGGCCTGGCGAGGTGCTGCATCTGGGGACAAGCTATTCGCGTGCTCGGGAGCCAACATCTACAACGTCACGACTGCGGGCGCCCTTCCGTCTGCCGAGTACGTCAGCGCCGTCTCTGCGCGTTGGAATTACACTAACTTCTCAAACGATGCTGGTCGGTACGCCATTCTCATCAATGGCGCTCAGACGCCGATGAAGTACGACGGGACCAACTTCACCACGACGGCCATAACGGGATCGTCCGGCTCCATCACCCTGACCCCGGCGGACCTCAAATACGTCATGGCCCACAAGTTCCGCCTCCATTTCGTGGAGAAGGAGACGCTTAGGGTCTGGTATCTCGATACAAATGCCATTGCCGGAGCCGCCGGCCTGCTGGATCTAGGCCCGCTGTTCTCCAAGGGCGGCTATCTGGTTGGTCTTGGCCGATGGACGCTGGACGGTGGCCAAGGCCCTGACGACTACGCCGCCTACCTCACCAATGAGGGCCAAGTCGCCATCTACCAGGGCAACAACCCATCAGACGTGAACGATTGGGCCCTGGTGGGGGTCTACAATATCCCCAAGCCGGTTGGTGATCGCTGCATCATCGAATACGGGGCAGACCTCCTTGTGGTGACGGAGGGCGGCGTCTTCCCGCTATCTGCCATCATGGCGACGCCAGTCGAGGAGTTGTGGAAGAAGGCCCTAAGCCGGAGCATCGGCCCGACTATCTCAGAGTCATCCAGCAGCTACGGAGCCAACTACGGGTGGCAGCCGATCCTCTACTCGGGGCGCGGCTCCCTGATCATTCTCAACATTCCGACTGAGGAGCTTGCATCCTCCGTCCAGTATGTTCGGTCGCTCCAGGGCGGCGCATGGTGCCGATTTACAGGCATAAATTCGTTCTGCTGGGAAACGGCCAACGGGGAAATCTACTTCGGATCGACTGAGGGTGTTTACCGCTGGGATATCGGGGCCAGCGACAATGGGGAAACCATCGTCGCCGACGTGCTTCCGGCCTTCCAAGACTTCGGGAACCGCACGATCACCAAGAGCTTTGGCATGGTTCGGGCCCTGCTCCGCGCGCCGTCCATTGTGCGTCCCGCCCTAAATGTCGTCACCGATTACGACAAGAACACCATTCCGACCGCCGTACAGACCGTCGTGACGCCAGGCGACATCAGCCCCACAGACTCAGACGTAACCCGAGACGACTGGACCGGGGCGACGGGGAATGGCTACGTCGCTTCACCCCGGATGCGGGTGAGCATCGTTGGAGCTGATGACGTTGATCGGGTCGCCGTCAATGAGGCCCTGACGGACCTTCTCGTCGTTGGCCCCGGCGGAAGCGATCACATCCTCACGCGACCCAATCTCCCCTTGGATGTCACGGTTCAATGCATCGGATTTGATCTCTTGTTCCAGGCCGGGGGGCAGCTTTGAGGTTCCTGTTCAACCAAGATCGGGCCGTCGCTCATTGGGTGGCCGAACACATTCCGCACATGGCGGTGCGAATTCCTGACTTTGGATATGGCGAGATGTTTGGGCCAGGGGCGGCGATTGGTGTCGTGGATCGCCATGACCAGCTTGTGGGCGGCGTCGTCTATCACAACTACGATCGATACAATCGGAGCGTTGAGCTTTCCTGCGCATCGAGCACTTCGCGATGGCTGACGCGCGAGATGGTTGGCGGGTTACTGAGATACCCATTCACCCAGCTAGAATGTCAACGTTGTACCGCCGTCACACCGCGCCGAGCGACGAGTGCCAGGCGGTTCCTCGAAGGTCTTGGCTTCAAGCGAGAGGGATCGGTTCGGCGTGGGTTCGGTGACGATAATGCAATCATCTACGGTCTTCTCGCTGAGGAGTGGGCGCAAAACCCCCTCAGTCAGCCCAAACGGGAAAGCCTGAGCCATGGGCAAGTCCACCCCGAGCGCGCCGCCGCCGCCTGATCCTGTCGTTGTCGCCAACGCGCAGGCTGCGGCGAACATCGAGTCCGCGACCGCGCAGCAAAAACTGAACATGGTCGGCACGCGCGGCCCGACCGGAACGACAGGCTACGAGGCCGACCCGTCGCAGCCCGGCGGCTACACGCAATACACTACCCTGTCCCCCGCTGAGCAGCAGTCCTACGACCTGAGTAAGGCCGCTACGAATGGCGCCTACGGGGTGGCGGGTGAGCAGATTGGTCGCGTCGGGCAAGCGCTGGCGAACCCGCTGGACCTCTCCAGGCTTCCCGGCATGACGACGAGCGTCAACAGCGGGCCGCTCCAAACCTCATTTGATCCTGGCCAAGCCGTGCAGGGTCAGGTTGGGGGAGACCTGAACGCTGCGCGCCAGCAAGCCATCGACGCCGTCTACGGGCAGGCCACAAGCCGCCTTGACCCCATGTGGGCGCAGCGGGAAGACCAGACGCGCGCGCGCCTCGCCAATCAGGGCTTTAGCCAGAACTCGACCGGCTATCAGGACGCCATGGCCAACCAGGGCCGCGAGCGCACCGACGCCTATAACCAGGCCGCCTATTCGTCGATTGGGGCTGGCGAGGATGCGGCCAATGCGCTCTTTGGGCGCCAGGCCTCGCAGGGTCAATTCGCCAACCAGGCAGCGGCGCAGATGTATGCGCAAAACCAGGGTCAGGCGGCTTTCAACAACACCGCCGTTGGTCAGCAGTTCGGACAGGACATGTCGAACGCGCAGCTTGCGAACACGGCCCGCAACCAGGCCCTTCAAGAGCAAGCCTACGTCCAAAACCAGCCGATCAACCAGTTCACGGCCCTGATGGGCAACGGGCAGGTTGGGACGCCTCAAGGGGTTTCGTACACCCCATCCCAGGTCGGGCAGACGGACGTGACGGGGGCGTATGCCCTACAGCAGCAGGCCGCGCAGGCTGCGGCGAACCGCGCCTCGCAAAGCCAATCGGGTCTGATGAGCGGGCTGATGTCGCTCGGGTCCGCCGCCATCCTGGCATCCGACCGCCGGCTCAAGCGTGACATCGTCCGCATCGGCACGCGCCGAGATGGGCTCGGGGTCTACAAGTACCGCTATCTGAATGCGCCCGAGATCCACACCGGGGTCATGGCTGATGAGGTCAAGCGCATCCGCCCCGATCTGGTGGTCAAGGGGCGTGATGGGTACATGGCCGTCAACTATGCTGGCCTGGAGGCGGCTTGATGGCTGCCGCGCTTCCCGCTGACCTCGCGGCGGCGCTGAGATACGGCGTCCAGACCCAGCAGGCCGTCCGGCGCAGCAAGTACCTGGAAGACGCCCTCAAGCAGCTCCAGACCGATGGCTCCAAGATCACGGGTGGTTATGGGGAGTTGGGGGCGAAGCTGCTGGCGACGGCCATTCTTCAGCGCTCCAACAACAAGGCGAAAGACGCGACCCTGGAGGCGCTCAAGGCGGATCGTCAGAATGAGACGAGTTCGCTGCTCGGGGCGCTTCGCCCGCCCACGATGACCCCGACGCCGCCTCAGGAATCGATTGTTCCGCTTCCGCCTGAGCAAACTCCTATCGCCGCCCTCACGCCCAAGGCGATGCCTTCTGTTGGCAGCTCGCCTATGGCGCCGGTCGGAATGCCGCAGATCACGCCCGCCATCGACAAGATCGTGCGTACCGTCTGGGGTGAGGCGCGTAGCGAGCCGCCTGAGGGTCAACAGGGCGTGGCCGCTGTGATTCTCAACCGCGCCAATGGCCGGGGCTTGACGCCTGAACAGGTGGTCCTGCAACCGAAGCAGTTTGAGCCGTGGGGCAATCCGAAGACGCGCGCCCAAATGGCGTCCCTCGACCCCAGCAGCGAGCAGTATCAGGCGATCCTTCGCAACATCACGCCCGCCCTGAACGGCCAGGACCCTACGGGCGGAGCGGATCACTTCTACAGCCCGACCGCGCAAAGCGCCTTGGGTCGCGCTCCGCCTGCGTGGGATAACGGCGCTGGCCGAGACATGGGCCGCCATAGGTTCTTCGACCTTGAGCCCAACGCTCAGGCCAGACCGCCGGAGCCTGCTGTTCCGCCGCCTCCGCCCCCACCCAATCCCAACGGCCCTGACGTGCAATTCGCACCTCAGGAAATGCCGCAAGGTCAATTCCCTTCCGCGCCGGGTGGCTCTCCCCCGGTCGCAGGGGGCGCCGCCGCCGGGATGCCTCCCCAAGCGCAGACCCCGGCGGCGGCAAGCCCGCAATGGCCGACGTGGAAGCCGTCACAGGAGCAGGTCGACTACGTCGCCCAACTCCTGAACGATCCTCGCTATCACGACCAGGGCGTCCAGATGGCGATGCAGCTTCGTGAGAAGATGACGCAGCCTGCCGAGGCGCAAATCATCCAGCAGAATGGTGTGAGCTTCTACGTCTCCAAGACGCCGGGGCAGGGCGGTCAACCCGTCATGATCTCGATCCAGCCGGAAGCGCAAACCCAGACCATGGCCGCGCAGGCTGCTGGGCTACCCAATGCGCCGCAAGGCCTCTTCGTCCAGCGAGACCCCATGGGGAACCTGAAGGAGGCTCCTGGGGCTCCTCCGCAGGGCTACAATGCCGGGTCGAATGGCTATCAGCCGATCCAGGGGGGGCCGGCGGACCCGGCGCGCGTGCAAGCGCCTCCGAGCGGTTATCAATTGAACGGACCCCAGGGGATGGCGCCGATCTCCGGTTCTCCGGCCGATCCACGCAACCCCATGAATGTGCTTCAAGGGTCGCAGCAGATCCGCAGCGAGATCAAGACCGTGGTGGACCAGGCGCTTCAGCTCAAGCGGAACGTCGATGCAGTCCGCACCGGTTTTGCTCAACAGAACGGCCCCGGCGACATCGCCATGGTCAATGGTCTGCAAAAGCTGATTGATGAGGGCGTGGTGCGTGAGGGTGACGTGGCTTTGCAACTGAAAGGCCAAGGCATCCAAGGCGGCATTGCGGGGGTGCAGGGCTATCTGACCAGCGAGGGCTTCTTCGCCGATCCGAAAATCCGCCAGGGCATCCTGAACACCGCCAATCAGCTCTACGGGTCCCTCAACGATAACTACAAGGCCCGCGTCATGGGTTATCGGCCCATCGCTGATCAGACTTTTGGACCCGGTACGTTCGAGCAATACGTCTTCCCGCAGGAGACGGCGCAGGCTCTCGGCTGGGGCGCCCAGAACACCCCTCCGGCTCCAGACCCGAACCTGATCGACCGCAGCGGGCGTGCACCTGGGTGGTCTGGTCAACTTCCGGCGGCCCAACTTGACGCGGCGCGGCAGTTCAAGGGCGGTGAGCCTGGAACCGCCCAAAACCCATATCTCGTCAAGACCCCGGAAGAGGCGCGTAAATATCCGCCGGGATCTAAAATCCTCTTGCCCGATGGCCGCGTCGGAACGGTGCCGAACCGATGAGCGATCCATGGGCGGAATTCGTCGAGGCTCCGGTCAAGAAGGTCTCCCAGGCCGTTGACATCGGAATGTCGCTCCTGTCCGGGGGGCAGCAGGGGGGCGCGCAGTTCCTCGGGCTTCCGGGTGACGCCATCGCCTTCACCAAGGGGCTGATGCAAAAGGGCGTTGGAGCCGCCGAGGCGCGTGGCTTTGCCCCCAAGGGGTCTGGCGAGGTGTTGGCCAAGGCTCTCAAGGATGGCCCGGCCCAAGGCCCGATCAACATCCCGACCCCCGCGACATTGGCGCGCATCCTCATGTCAGGAGGCGGGGCCGCTGTAGGCGTGAAACCTGAAACTATGAACCGCGTCCTGGCGGTTCTCCCGAAGGCCGATGGGGCGCTCCCGACCACCAAGGATATCGAGACATTCGTCGGGAACCCAAAGTACCACAAGCCGCAGACCGTCTCTGGCGAGTATGCGCGAACGCTAGGTCAATTCGCGCCAGGCGCCCTCATGCCCGGGTCGCTGTTCGTCAAGGGCGCGAACGTGGTGGTGCCGGCGCTTACGTCGGAGACGGCCGGGCAGATGACCAAGGGGTCGAAAGTAGAACCCTATGCGCGCGTGCTTGGGGCTCTGCTCGGGGCCGGAGGCGTGCAGCTTGCCGCCTCGCCGCGTCCTGGCGTCCGAATGCTGGCGGAAGCCGCTCGGGGATCAACGGATGACCAGATCGCCGCCGCCCAAGCTTTGCGAGAACAAGCCGCCGCTCGTGGCGTGACCCTGACGCAGGCCGAAGCCCTTCAACAGGTGGCGGGTGGTTCAACCGGCATGGGCAGGCTCCAACGCGTTCTGGAGGGCACTCAGGCGGGTTCTGAGCGCATTACCCCGGTCATGTCGCAGCGGCCCGAGCAAGTCCGTGGGGCGGTGACGCAATTCGCCGACAACATCTCTCCCCCGACTGCGAACCCGTCGATGATCGGAGCGCAAGCGCAGTCGGCGGCGGATGACGTTCTCACGGGCGTTCGGCAGCAGATCAACGCTAACGCCCGACCGTTCTATGAGGCGCTTCCGGCAGAGCGGATGCCGACCGCAGCGCCCGCCTATCAGGAATTGGTTGCGTCTCCGGCCTATCAAGAGGCCTTGGCGGGCGTTCGCGGGAACCCAGTCCTCAATGCGCCGATTGCAAATCTCCCGGATGACAGCTTGGCCGTCGTCAATGAGATCGTGAAGCAACTCGACACGCTGGGGCAAAACACTCGCCCAAATCCCGCCTCTTCGACTGGCAGCGCGCAGATGTCGGCGGCCTATGATGCGGCTCGTGGATCTGCTGACGAGTTGGCTGGCGCGTATTCGGAGCCTTACGCCTTGGCGCGGGGTATGGTGCGAAGCCAGCGCGAGGCATTCCTTGAGCCTCTCCAGCGCGGGCCGATGGGCGCCATTTCGGCGACCGACAGCGTTCCAGGTCAGACCCGCGCCTTGTTCCCGTCCGCGCCGCTCGAAGGGGCCGCGAACGAAACCGAGCGCGCGGTTCAAATGCTCACGCAGCAGAACCCAGAGGTTCCGCCAGCCCTTATCCGTCAGCACGTCATGAACACCATGAATGAGGCGACGCAGAACCTACAGGCGGGCCCAAACCAATGGGGTGGCGCGAAATTCGCCGCGACCATCGCCGGAAACCCGGAGCAGGCCGCGACGCTCAGGGCTGGGATTGACGCAGCGCGTCCAGGTCAAGGCGTTCAATTCGATGAGCTGACCCAGATTCTCGCAGCTACCGGCAAGCGTCAAGCGCCAGGCTCCATGACCGCTTACAACATGGAAGACCTGAAGAAGCTAGGGGAGACGGGCGCTTTGGGCCAGGTCGCCTCCACCGGCCTCAATCCCCCCGGCGTGTTCCGCAAGCTTGGAGACGCCTTCTTCCGCTACAACGTTGAGCGCAACGCAGGGCAGTTGGCCGAAGCCATCCTCGCCGAACCGGCGCGGGCGACCGAGCTTATCCGCGAGGCTCGACGTGTCGTTCCGGCTGGACGCCAGTTGCAGCAGCTTGAGGCTCTTGCGATTGCAGCGGCGCAAGGGCGTCGCGTCGAGACGCTTCCTGCGGTGCGTCCCTAAGCGCATTGTGAGCGGCTATTGAGGTCGCCAGCAGTCCGATCCCGATAATCGCTGGCCATCTGATGCGCCGCCAGATCGGGGTTCGGTGGGCGTGGTGGATGATCGTATATTCGGCGTCTGTGATCTTGCCCACGATCAGGAGCATCGCCACGTCGAAATGGTGTCCGCCATCTCTGGTGTTCCGCCCGCATAGACAGCGACCTTGGCAACCGAACGGCAGTGCTCATCGGCCCATTGGAAGGCCGTGGACTTGCCCCACTTGCTGTGGCTGATCGTGATGGAGAGATCGTTCTTGCTGAGGATCTTGGCCCTCGCAATTGGGTTTCCCTTGGGGGACTCGGCGCTGGGGCCGGTGGCGCAGGCGGTCAGGGCGAAGAACGCCAGGGCCGCGATTTGAAAGACCTTCATTCGGTGAATGTCGCCCTTTCCTAGGTGAGCGTCAAGTTCGTCAGAGCCGCCTGGACGCCGCCGCCCTGGCCCACGAATTGAAGGCCAAAGCCGACAAGCGCGGTGAATAAACGGCACACAATTGAAGTCGGGGTGTGGGTGGCGCTTAAGCTCAGCAGGAGTTCCAGACGCCCGCCTGAAGATACCCGTGCCAGTGACCGACATGGTGGACCGAGGGGGACAGCGTAGGCGCTTCCAGATTGCCGTCCCACTCCCAGCTTGGTCGCTCGCCGCCCTGGTTCCTAAACGCCAGCGCGCCGGTGCGTTTGCAGCCGCAGGGGCAGATGTAGATCAGGCCGGCAGGGTACTGATCACCGGCCTGATAATACTCGAACGCCCCGGGGAGATCAGGCTCGGCGTCGATGTCCTCGATGCGCTTCGCCTTGACCGGCGCAGTACGAACGTCGCCCATGGCGGACTCCTATTATGCAGGGGTGATGGGGGTCAGCGAGGCGTCCAGGCGCTGTAGTAGGTCACCTGATCGCGAGGCAGAGCCCACGGCGTCAGGCTGTCGAGGATCAGCCCCCGAGCCTCCAGCACCATGTGACGCGACCCCTGCGAAGTCGTGACGGCCCAGAGGTGGAGATCAGACGGCGACACACCCCGCGCGATCAGCAGTCGGCGCTTTAGAAGGGCGTAGTCCTCGCAGTCGAAAACCCCGTCGTTATCGCCCCCGACTTCCAGGGGTTGTGAGCGGCGATCTACTCGGTTGGCGTCCCGGTTCACGGTGTCGATCATACTGGCTGACCAGGACTTCACCGCCAGCGCGATCCCCGTCCAGACGCCAAGGCAGTAGAGAAACGCCAGGAGCCAGATGACACGGCGATCCCTAGTCATCAGACCACCATTGCGTGAGAACGCTGCGCGCTACGGCTTCGGTGTCGAACCGCAGGGCCGCCGTCATAGTTGGGTTGGCGGGGTCATCCCCCGCATAGATGCGCTGGAGGCGGGCAGGGTCCACCCGGTAGGAAATCAGGTCTGGGTGCGCGGCAAAGAAGGCGTCCACAGCCCCGCCGACGCCTTCATAGCCGAATGTGGGAAGGTGAATGTGAAAGCGGGAAGACCACGCTGTCACAACCTCACGCCCCGTCTCGTCGTCAATTTCCGTGGTGAGTGGCACGGGGATTGGCGCATCCGCGCCGTTGATCCAAGGCATGGTGATCGCCTCCTAGGCGGACGCTTGCTGCAACTGCGCTGCGGAGTACCCGCGCAGCTCGATGCTCAGTTCGCGAATGATGGAGTTGAGCTGGAGGTCGCCCGAGGCTCGGCGCCCGATGGCGAGGATGGAAAGAATATTGGTGAACGGGACAGAAAGGGTCGCCGTCTGAACAGCGCCGCCGTTGAACGACACCGATAGGCTGGTGCCGATAACCGAAACTGCGACGTTGAGCACAGCGCCAGGCGTCACTGCCGTCGAGGGCGCCGACGAACCCACGCTGTTCGCCATCGAGCCCATATTGACCGATCCAGACAGAAAATAGAGGTTCAGTCGGTTAACCGGCGAGACATTATCGACCAGATCGAAGCCGCGAGCGGCGACCGAAGTCTGAGGCGGGACTATGCCTTTCCAGATCACCGTAAAGGGCTGGCCAACGGGGATGTTGACGGTCTGACCCGCGACATCAGCGTTTCGGGTCGCGGCGGCGCCAGCCGTGGTAATGTCCGTTGTCGGGTACGTCCCAGCTTCGGGGTCGTGATCCCACACCAGGAAGTCAGCGCCGGACGCGGTGCCGTAGATGGTGAAATTGGCGTTGGCGCTGGCTGACGTGGTTGTGAAGGTCAGCGACACCCGCCACCAGCCATTCGCCCCCGCCCTCACCGAGGTTGCCGTATAGGCGGCGTCAATGCCCGAGAGAACGCCGGTTGCGACGTTGAAGGTGGCATTGCGGTCGCCGCCCGCACCGCCGAACACGGCCTGTCCTACGCCGAGTTGCACGGTCTTCACCGAGCCGCCGTTGTCTTTCAGCCAGAGCGAGCGCGTGTAGGCGGTCGCGGTCGCAAGAGAGACGCTTCCGCGCCACGGTCCGCTGTTGCTGGCCGTGGACTGCACCCGGACTGCTGTCGTGGTGCCATCGGGGGCCGCAGCGAAATTCTGCGTAATCGTTGGAGCGGCATTGGTCGTCCACCCCGTCCCGCCGATGGTCAGCGAGTTGGGGTCCAGGTTGGTGGCCGCCGCCTCAACCGTAAAACCGGCATCGGTAATCCTGGGACTGCCCGACACGAAGGCGGTGAGATTACCCGCGACAGTCGCGCCGTAACCCACCGTTGCGCGGGTGAACGTCGCGCCAGGGATATCTAGGAAATTCGCGTACTGAGCCCCCCGCAGCCGAAAGCGTGAGAGCATGAAGTTGAGGGATAGGTAGCCCCCCACGCCCTTGAAGAGGATGAGTTTGCGAGCCGTAGGCGTCATTAGAGCGGCACGCTGTGCAGGGTGGGCTTGTAGACCTCAGAATTGGCCGCCGGAGTATACGCGCCAGCCGTCACCAAGTAGCCGAACAGGGATGTCGTCACCGTGCGGAATTGGGCGTTGATCTGGTCAGCGCGGACGTAGAGGGTTGAACCCAAGTCAACCGGGGTTCCGAGGTCCACATAGCCCAAGAACGACGCCCGGTCCCCCGAGGGCAAATCCCACGCCGCGTTGTCGGCAATCGCGCTGGGAGGGGTGACGTTGTAGAGATAGAGCCGGAAACTGGTCATCCCCGAGGGGATGGCTGACACGTCGATTTCCAGCTCCCCAGTTGTGATCATGATCGAGGACGTGGCTCGACCAATGAGGGGGATTTCAAAGGCTCCACCCACCACATCGCCAGCCGTGTACGGCGTCTGGTTCGCCGGGCGCGTGATGGTGACTGGCACGTCGTAGCCGCCGCTGATGACGTATCCAGGGTCCGTTGAAGCCCCGGACCCACCATTGATGATCTTGTCGAAGGCTTTGCGCTCAACTTCGTTCTGAGCCCAGGTTGAGGTATCGACCATTTATGCCGCTCCTTGCGGGTATGGATCGCGGTTGATGGCCACGAGTTTGAGTTGCTGATCGCCTTGGCGAAGTTGGAGGTCTTGGGCCTCAAGGGTCGCGTCCATGCGCGCCCTCTCTGTCTCGGCCCGTTGGACCATCTGTTCAGTCTGCTGCTCGATGGCGGCGACTTGAACGGCGGTCTGATCTGGCGGAGGAGCGGCTTGACCTTGGCCCGGAGGGGGAGCGCTCGCGGCTTCCTTCACCAACTTATCGATGGTGGAGTCGATAACGTCTTCGAGCGTCCGGCCCGCACGGAACCGACGCAGCGCGAACTTGATCATCTCTCCGACCATGGGTGCGATGGCGGGCTGGGCGACGATGGCTGGGCCCCACCGCTGCACAAGGTTTCCAAGCGCGCTGAGAAGCTCAACCGTGCGGGCCTTCTCTTCCTGCTCGTTGGGCTCAATGGTGCTGTCGGTCTCGATGTCGATGCGGAACTGGCGCAGGGCGTTGTCCTGCATCAGCGCCTCGACGTCTTCCCAGGTCGGGGATGTCAGGATCTCCTGAAGCTCCTCGGGGATTTGCGGGGGAGCCATCGGGGCTTGGGGCGCGCCCTGTTGTTGCGGCATGGCTAGCGCCTGCGCGGCTTGGGCCTGAGCCTGAATGAACAGCTCTTGAACCCTAAGCTCGGCTTGCTGCTTTTCGGCGTT